TAACCAGTATATCTAACAGACTCCCAACCTGGCATAGTCGTTACTATTATTGCCATTACTAATTTAATCATTAGAATTTAACCTCTATGATAGCTTTTATTTTCATGTTGCCCTCACTATCTGGTTCAAGTTCAGCAACTACTTGACCACATTTATATTGAATTACATTTTCTCTTGCCTTGCTTAAATTTCTCTCAGCTTCACGTTTTAATTTTAAGCAGTCAGATAATCCGTCTGTTAGTAAATGACCATCAAGTGAAGCATTTACTATCATAAGCAAAGCAAAAACCGTACTAACCACCATTTGATCTAACCTTGTCCTTTAAATTCTCCACATCTTTTTGTAAGGTTTGGACTTGTTCTTTTAGAAACTCAATATTTACTTTATTGTGCATACCACCCTCTAATTGTTTTGTGTGTTGTTCTACTTGGCCAGCGATATGCTCGATCAACATAAATTGCTCATTATCGGCAGGTAAAGATCCCATTTCTCCTCTAGGCCATTTGATCCTAAATTCAGTGTTTTTTTCTACATCAGCAACCATTAGTTTGCCTTGTGTCTCAATATTATTTAGGCGTTCAATAATCCCAAAATATGCCCACACAGCTGTTGCTACAGCTGCCAATAAACCTAATAAATTTTTGAGAGGTAAACCGATCTCAGTTGATTCGCTTACTTTCATCTACGAACAATCGCACTCGTCTTTTCCGCAATCACATTTAGGATTAATCATTATTACTATCCCACTTATCTTGTAACTCTTTTAATTTTGCGTTTACTTCTTCTTCAGTGGGAAGTTCAGTAACTGGATTATCTACAATATTATCATCAACACCTACTTTTTGAGTAAGGCGTAAGTTACCATAAATTTTATTTTTGCTATCTGTCCAAGTAAACCATTGACCAGAATGTATTTTTACTAATGCATCTTCAATATGATTTGGTCTGCCTGTATTTATATCTGCCATTTTATGTATCTCCCAATCTGACGAAAGTTACCCCTGTAAGTTGTAGACTACTTGAACCAGAAGTTGCTGTACTGTCATTATTAACTCTTGAACCAAATCGAACTTTACATTGTGCTGTGTCTGTTACATCAAAAACAGTTTGTGTTGATGTAGAAGAATAAGTATTGCCACTTTCTGTTTGTTGAATAAAATGATAACCTTCAGTAGCAGTTGTGTAAGAGCTGTTATTGGTTGTTGTGTTTATAGTTGCTTCAACCCATCTGCTATCGCCACTATAATACCAAGTACAATGAAAAGTTATAAGCCAAAATCCAGTTGAAGGAAAAGTAAATATACCAGAAGATTCTGTCATGTTACTTCCTAAACTTCCATATCCACTTGTGTCATTAAGTTCCCAATTAGAAGTAATCGGCTTTGCATCTCCTGTAAAATTTGTATTTAATCTCCATTGTGAAGCTGAAGAAATACCAGCACTAATCCCAGTTAGAGCCGACCCATCTACTGCCGCCAAGGCTCCATCAATAGAACTTCCTTTTACTTTAATTAAACTCACTATTCATTCTCCTTTGGATATTTATTTTTAATTTCATTTTGTCTAGTGATGAACGCATCAACGCCATTCTCTACTAAAAATTCTAGCTGAGTTTCTACGCTTCCATATTCTGCTTGTCTGTTAGCTACAGCTATATTATCTTTTACTAATGTTTCTGCTTGTGAAGATAAAGCGTTTAATTCTTCATCAGTAGGTTTAGCTTTTTCAGAAGTTATATTCCATTCTTCAATGTATGGATTACTAATTCCATCAATCATATCATCACGCAAAATTACTTCATTTAAAAAGTCTGGTTTTCTTCCAAGATATATTTGTATTTTTTTTGCTAAATTTATCATGTTATTAATTTCACCATTTGAAAAGTTGCACCGAATCTTTCTGTTCCACCACCATAAACATTTGGTGTACCACTAGTAATATCAGCATATGCTTGACATGCAACTGTTTGACTTCCATTAAAAGTATGTATGTAAGATGTTACTAAGTTTGCATATCTACCTTGATTTCCACCTTGATTCATAGTTTGCTCTGCGTATACTGTACCACTTATAAGAAATTTAACTCCGCAATTATCAAGTGCTTGTGCACCACTACCACCGACATTTGCCGCAAAAATCATCAAGTATGTTCCAGCAGTAGGAGTAGCTACTCCTGTTGAATTATCATAAATATTATTAGCATCTAATATTTCAGTTTGAAAAACTAGTGTTGCCCAAGTGTTGTCGGTAAGTGTTTGTGTACTTGATAAACCCACAGATAATATTGGACTATTATCTCCACCAGCACTATCAAAACTTAAATTACCAGAGCCATCAGTTTTTAGAAATTTATCTGCACTAGGAGAAGTACTAGGTAAAGTTAATGTATAGCTTTGACCAGCACTATGAGGAGGAGATTTAAGTTTTACTCCATGTGAGTTTACTCTACAGTTTAACTGTAGCGTACCATCAGTTGTGCCATCTCCTTTAACTTCTAATCCAGCTGCACTAGAAGTAGAAACAAAATTAGTTTTATCTTTAGTTATAGAACTATCAGCTGGAGTAAATGCTACACCAGTACCATAGTGCATAATAAAATCACAAGTGTTACTGCCAGTAGGAGAAAAATTAAATACTATGTTTGTACCAGATACCGAAAAGTTACCTTGTTGTATTACACCATCAATAGATACTAATAGAGCATTACTGCTTATAGGTGTAAATGCTGCACTGTCTTTTGTTAAGGCATACGTTGTGCCACCATTAAACGTAATGTTATCTAATTTAGATATGTTATCTACTTGTTCTAAAC